CCGCCACCACTTTGTGTAGGAATACGACGTTGGTGTATTTCGTTTTTAACTCGTTCTAAAAATGCCATTTGCATATGTGCTGGCATATTACCAACGTCAATCTTGAACACACGGCGCTCAGGAGCACGCTGTACACGATAGATTAAAATAGCATCTTCTAATAATTCTTTTTGTTTGAATACTTTGAACACACTTTCTAATACACTGGTACCAAAGGGCCAATTTACATCTAGCCCCTCTGTTAAACTCATGTGTATTACATGTTCTGCATCGACAGGAAATTCATTTGTGCCAGCGCCAAATCTAGTACTGGGACTAAATGCTTCACCACCAGCAGTATAAGTTCTACTGCCGCCCATATAAGGTGCAAAAGCATAGCTATCGTTGGGCCCTGGAGGTTTACTAATAGTACTGTTTTGTAGGTTTGGGGCAAGGTCTCTGAGATAATATATTTCTGGAACTTTGCCCTGACTTTCGTTAACAACTACTTTACTAACACGATTCATTTCAGTCCAAAACCACTTGTAAGTTTCTGGATCTCGCACGAATACTTGATCGCCATACTTTAAAGTATTGCGAAATATTTTAAAAATTTTACTGTCAAATTCATTAAGATTATACCAACTGGTCAACTGTTCTTTTAAAATTAAAATTTCGTTTTCGGTAGCTTCTTCATTAAATTTAAAATCAAATGCTGTTTTCGTGTCTTCTGCGGTTTGTGTGCAAAATTCTGCAATAATGTCTAGAGCACTGTTAACTTCACTGTCTAGATCCATATTCTCATATTGCCCATAACGGTCAACTCTGTTGGGGTGCCCGCTATAGATGTCAGGCAGATGACTTTGATAGTTTCTAAAGGCTGCGCCTACCTGACTATCCAAATAACCATAACTATAATTGGTATTAGATCCATTAACTGGACTCATACTACCATCAGTTACTACACGAAAATGTTTTTTCCAAGACATGCTATATTTACCTTAATTTTTTACATAGACACCGCAGTTTGTTGAGTATGTCTTTCAATCTGTTCCATAGTTCTTTGATTGCTCTCAGCTAATTCAACTTGTGCCTGCATAAGTTGGGCTATATGTTCCATAATTTTAACAGATTTTTCAGTTTGTTGTACACTTGTTTGAGCATCTGCTTTAACTGCTTCCAAATCGCCAGGTGCTTCAGTCCCTAAGGCAGCAGTTCTTTGCGTTGTGGCTGCTCTTTGTTCCTCAGTAATGGTGGGACCGGCGGGTATTTGTGCGCCTAGACTTTCTCTAATTCTTCCTCTAGCAGTTCTATTTTGCCCAGGTGAAGCAGGTACTTCTGATCTAGGAGTACCTGGCGTTGTAGGAACAACAGGCGCTGTGCCCGGGGTCTGACCTTCAGGCGGTGTAGGAGTTTGTGTTGTGGGCGCCGTGGGTGCAACAGCTTCTCCCTGCTCATTAACAAAGCCACCTTTAGTCGTATCAATACGTCTACCGTCTTTAAGTGTAATTACATTACCTTTAACACCCACAACATCTCTAGTAGTTAACCCATTTTCTTTTAATAATTCCGTAGGAGTTTTTGCTCTGGCAGGCATAGCCCCAAATTTTTCAATTTCCTGTTGTGGGCCTTGCAGGTCTCTTGCAATGTTTCCAGATGTAAGTGCCCCTCCTCTGGATGCTAACGATCCAGGCAGAGAACGATTGGTTGTAGCTGTTCCATCTTTATTAAATTCGTCTCTGAATGCCTTAATTACACCCAATAACTCTCTAGTAACAGTATCTACAGTTTTAGCAAAGCCAGTCATTACTCCCGAATCTAAAATTGCACTTTGTATTTCCAATGCCATCATTTGCGTAGCAATAATAACATCATTCATTGCGCTAGTACGCTGGTCTTCAGTTTGTTTTTGTTTTTCTAATTCCGCACGAGCTGCTTCAGTCGCTTCTTTTGTTTGTCTTGAGTTGGCTACATTTAAAGCACTCAATGCTTTGCCAAGACTGTCCGCAGCACCACCTACTCCTAAGAAAGCAGCTTGTGCTAATCCTGTTGCCGCTTGCGCTTGTTTTGCTATCTCTGCCTGTGTGGCTGCGTTGATGTCTTGTTGTTTTTTAGCACTTGCAGTGCCGTCTGCAATAGCAGCAGCTGACTCATTAACTCGTTGTGCAAACGCTGGAAACTGAGCCATTAAGCCTGCAGATTCAGTAGTAACTGCTTTTTCAAAAATAATAGTTTCCATAACTGCTTTTTTAGTAGCAGCGTCCATATTGGCCATGGAGTCTATAATATTACTACGTTGTATTTCGTCCATACCAGCTAATTTTTGCTGAAATGCCAATTCATTTGCTGAGTCTTGAGCTGCTTTATATTTTGCTTTGGCATCTTCTCCAGTAATAGAACTAATTAGTCTTAAATTGTCAGCGTATTTCTTAGTTTGTTCTGCTACTTCAGCATTACTTGCCTGTAGTGGTCCACCAGTTTGTCTCATTCTAGCCATGGTGTCGGCTACTAACCCAGCTTGCGCTTCAATAGAGAAGCCAAGATTTAATAATTCTTTTTTCATAGGGTCACCGCCGGCTTTGAGTGCGGCGCCCATTTTCTTACTTGCTTCAGTAATACCCAACCCCGACTGTGCTAAAGAATCACTGTTAGTCTTTACAACGCTATCAAATTGAGTAACTGTTAGTCCCGCTTCACCAGCAGCTTTGATCATACCGGTCAAACCGTCACCAAATAATGCGCCACTGGAACTTAAACTCTGAAAACTTGCAATATTAGCTTCTAATTCTTGCTTTAAAAACGGCAATGCTTTTTTAGCAACTTCTGACAAAGCTGCTGCGCCCTGCAGCAAGCCACCAGCCAAAATACCCAAACCACCAACAATTTTGGCCACAGGGTGGGGCAACATCATCAGAGCACTGCCCGCTGCTCCCACTGGACCAGACAAACCTTTTGCCGCTGCTCCGCCGGCTGATATTGCAGTTTCAAACACAGTAGTAGCTAATCCCACACCTTTGCCATGTGATTGATAATCACTTGCAAGTTTGCCTATTCCAGACCCCAAAGCTGCAAATGTAGGGCTAGATTGCTGCAATATTTTTGAAAAATATTCTGACGCACCAGCTGATCTATTTAGACTGTCGATTTGATTTGCAACAGATTTTCTCAAATCTCCATTACTAATATCTCTAGTAACTGAATCTTTTAGCTCGTTTATTTTATCAGCTAAGTCTTGAGAATCCACAGCATGACGTCTTAAACTTCTAACATCTTCTTCCAACGATTGCTTTAGTCTTGAAGCTTGCTTAATTACACCTTCATAATTAATAGCAGCTCTATCCAAAGACTGTGCAAAAATAGCAGATTTTTCAGCAGCTCTTTTAGCCTGTAACGACATAACACCTATAGAAGAATTATAGGTGCTCATCGTCATTGTCCCTGCAGCCAATGATGCATTAAAATCAGCTATTATTTGTGGATCAATTTCTGCCATTTATCTGAAACCTGTTTTTTAACCCTATAAATATATAAGTTATTTATAGGACTCAAAAAATGCAAGAAAATTCAAATAATCCCTTGGCAAAATATTTTAGGCAGCCAGCTATTCATCTAACTTTACCCAGTAAAGGACAGTATTGGCCGCTGGGCTCATTGGAATTAAACATGAGCGGGCAGTTGGAAGTGTATCCCATGACTACAAGAGATGAGATTACTATACGTACACCTGATGCTTTGTTAAACGGCCAAAGTATTGTTAGCATTTTTCAAAGTTGTTGTCCTCAAATTAAAGACGCTTGGAAATGTCCCAAAATAGACATAGATGCAATATTAATAGCTATTAGGATTGCCAGTTATGGGGCAAACATGGACATAGACACCATATGTCCCAATCCAGAATGCAAAAACGACAACAAGCATAGTTTAGATTTAACCGCTGTATTGGATGGTTTAAGAAGTCCTAACTATAACAAAATTATCGAAATTAATGGCGTTGGTATTAAATTAAAGCCCAACAGTTATTTTGACAGCAATAAAGCAAATCAAATTACATTTGAAGAACAACGTTTATTATTGGCTGTTCAAAATGATGAAGTTGATGATGAAAACAAAGTAAAGGTCTTTAAAGATCATTTGGATAAAGTAGTAAGCTTAAATCTAGAACTCATGGCAACAGCAACAGAGTACATTGAAATCGACAGTGGGCAGAAAGTCGTTGATCCAGAGCATATTTTTGAATTTTATAACCAAGTCGACGGTAAAGTAACTAAGTTAGTTCGTGAAAATTTAGAATTACTAGCAAAAGAAATAGAATTGCCAAAGCCTAGAATGGCATGTGAGGAATGTAGCACTGCATATCCTGTGGAAGTGGGATTTGACTACGCAAATTTTTTCGATCCCGCCTCTTAACACTTAACAGAGAAGATATCGTAAAGTTAGTAGACGATTACGAAAATCAAGTTAAGAGGCTAAAAGAAGATATACTTAAAATGTGTTGGTATATGCGAGGTGGCATAACATATGATGAAGCCATGGCATTAAGTTTTAATGAAAGAGAAATTATTAATAAAATCATTAAAAGTAATATTGAAACTACTCAGAAGTCAGGATTACCATTCTTTTAATATTATTAAGGTTGCTTACAGCAACCTGTTAACTCACTTCGTTCATTAACATTTTTTCTTAAAGCTTTTTGTTAGATTAGAAGTCATACTGATCCCTTGCGGGATCAGATGATAAAGAAACTTTTGTTGAGTTCTTCGGTCATACTAAGTTACAGAAAACCCTTGCAGGGGAGGCGGTTGGCCGGTACCTCATTACTTCAGCTGACTATCCAACGGTCGTTGATATGCCTTAACTAGCAAACATATCTAACGCTGCGGTTGCTTTCTCTCAGAGCCGCAATCATTTAGCCTAACGTCAAGCCGTGCGTTGTCCTCACATCTCGATTATCGGGGCGAGACAGACCTTCAATTGTATTCTGATAAGGGACTATGTTGTCTATTGTGTAATTGTTTTAATTTAGATAATAACGTGGACTAACATGGCCTTTGATGCCCTTGCTGTAGTCCTTTTGATCATTTGCCCAAAATTTGCCAATTGTTTTAAAATAAGTTGCCACTACGTTGTCGTAACGTTCTCTCTGAGCCAAATTACTGCCAAAAAACCAAGTATCACGCTCACTATATATCATACTATGAGCCTTTCCATTACAAAATATACTATTATTCCACTTGGGATACAATAATATTTTAACTGTTTCTACAGTTAAATATTTTTTAATTGTAGAATTATACCCATACTGTGTGGGTTTATCCTGATAAAATTGTGTGTCATTTATATTTGTTACAAAATTCTTTAATACATGCGCTTGTTTTATTGTGATGCTGGGCATGTCTGGCGTCCAGTAAAAGGCCTCGTCATACCATCCTTGATTAAACCGTTGCTGTACATAGGGACCAATAACATTGTCAAATTGATCCGTAAATTGTGTATAATAATGTCCGTTGTCATAATATAATGTGGGTTTTTCTAATCCCCAGACAAAACATAATTTTTTACCGGCAGCAATAATATTGCGGTAGTCATCTATCTTATCACGTAATGTATGTCTTGCTGGGTTATTAAGACTAAAATGTCTGTTTACGAAATATTCAAAATTTAAATTAAAATCAGTAAACAAATCTATAATATTTTTGCCACTGTCTATTAGTCTAAATTTAAATTCATGTCCCGCATTTTTAAGCCTCTCTATGTCTGGCAACACAACGTTGGTAATTTCAGCATTGTAATGATTGTGTAAATCACCTGTAACTTCATAATTCCAAGTTGTAGCAATTTCATCAATTTTTAATCCAGCGTCCAACCATGCAAGAAGAAAATTATGGCTGTCACTGCCGCCGCTATACCAAAGTACAACATAATCATAAGTTTCTCTTATTTGCCTTGCTCTGGCTTTGTATAACGACCATAAATCAACACTGGGCTCTGTTTGCCAGTCTAAATTGTCATATATAACTTTATTAAAATTCCACTCAGGAAAAATGCCAGTGGTATTTTGCCATTCAATAGCTTCAAACTTACTATAAGTCTTGCGGTCACCCACTTGATAAAAACCAAATTTGTCTGGATGTAATAACATTTAACTACAATTTATAGCTACGTAATCTTTGTTTAATTCCCAAAACTTATCATAATCCATAAAAGCCCAGCGACCCAAAGTGGCATGATTATAAAGAAAATGTTTGTCAACAAAAAGAGGCATGTCAGAATGTTTATCAAATTCTACGGCGATAAACTTGCCTTTTCTATTAAATTTCATAATTAAAATATTAAAATCATTGGGGTCAGCAACACTTATTAATTGTGCTAACCATGTGTCTAATTGCTTAACTGGTCCCTGAAAAAACTGATGAAAGGGAAAATCTGCATAACTTTTACATTCTATATTAAGTTTAGGAAAGCTTTGTCCGGGAATAATGTCTCCTTTAAAGCTACGTACCTGTCCTTCATGTAGATAGTCTTTGCGATAAGAGTTCTTTGCTCCAATATATGCACCAGAACCAGGCGCTCTAATGAAACTTTCGCTGTAAAGTTCTGTTAAATGTTTTGCAACGTCGCGTTCCCAACTGTTGCCTTTGTTCTTACTGGGTGAGGGCATATTTTAATTATGCCCCCACAGATGTCAAAAGTCAATATATGACTAAATTAAAATTTAATTTGATTCCAAATTGTGTTTTTAATTCTAGCTACATCTTCATCAGAAATAGGAACATAATCTAATGCTTCTGCCGCAGCATCACCATTGGTAAACGCCCAGTTAAAGAACTCTAATGCTTCTTTACTAGCAGCGGGGTCATTTGGATTTTTGTGCATGATTATATAAGTTGGATCAGCAATAGGCCAATCTCTAGTCTGGAAAGAGTTTATCCCTGCTCTTACATTTTTTGTACCAATTTGTAAACTGGAATAACTTAGTTTGTTTTGTTTTGCATAGGCGTATTCAACATAACCTATAGAGTTTCTAGTCTGAGCCACATTGCCCGCAACACCTTCATTGCCTCTAGCACCCACTCCCACAGGCCATTCCAGTGCAGTTCCCATACCCACTTTGGTTTTCCATTCGTCACTGACACTGGATAGATACTTGGCAAATATATAAGTTGTGCCAGATCCATCACTGCGTCTCACCACTGAGATGCTAGTGTTGGGCAAATTAACATTGGGATTTAAAGCTTTGATAGCTGCATCATTCCACTTGATAATTTTACCAAGATATATGTTGGCAATTAATTCTCCGCTTAAAACTAGATCTTTTACACCGTCTAGGTTATAAACAAGAACGTTGCCACCAACCACTGTGGGAAACTGTACAAGTTGATCTTTATCTAAAGTTTTCTGATCAAGTGGCATGTCGCTTGCGCCAAATGTAACTGTTTTTGCTTGTATTTGTTTAATACCAGCACCGCTACCAATAGACTGATAGTTTACTTGTTTACCAGTGGCTTTTTTGTATTCATCTGCCCATTTACTGTAAACAGGATAAGGGAAAGTTGCTCCCGCACCAGTAATATCTTGAGCATAAACATTTGTAGCAAGCACCATACTTGCTATAGCTAATGTCATCTTTTTTAGCATATGTGTTTTTCCTTTGTTTAGACACATATTTAAACACCAAAATATGACGGTTTTATTACAAAAACAGTTTTATTATAAATTATCTATATCATTATTATAACTGGTAAATCCGTTTTCTTTAATCACCTTCATGACATTATTAACACGTCCGGCCAATTCATCTTTGTGACTAACAAGAAAAATACTTCTATTGCGTTCTCTAGTCATCTTTTTTAGAATAGCTAGAGCATTTTCCACACCTGATGTATCCATGCCACTATCAATCATTTCATCAATAAACAACAGATTAATAGGGTTGTATAAACTTTCCCATACATCTCTGAAACTCCAGCTTAGTGATAGTATTAATCGATTGCGTTCGCCACGGCTTAGATTGTCAAAGTCTAAGTCACGACCCAGCTCTGTAATTTCCACATTTAAGTCATTAAGAAATTTTACTTCGTGTGGTAACCCAATAGCATTTAGATAGGCATTTAATCTGGTATTTAGATAAGCTAGATTTTGTTCAATTATACTTTTACGCACAAAACTATCTTTATTGACCAACAGCTTTAGTAAAAATTCCTGATGTTCTTTAAACTGTGTAAGTGAATTGATCTTATCCCATGTGATTTCTTCAATAGCTGTTGTTTCCATGTCTACTATTTGTTCAGCATATGGATCTTGATCATCACGTTTTGTGTCCAGCTGTTGTATTAATTTATCCAACGTATTTTTATGTTCCAAAGCTTGCTCTAAGCTATCATAGATTACCTTGGGCGCAGTGCCTATAGCTCCTATTTCTTTTAAAATCAAGCCGTGTTCAGTCAACTGTGATTCATTAGTAATATATTGCATGGCACTTTCTGTAAGTGCTGCTTCTTTTCTAGCAAGTATATCACTGTGATTGGCGTCGTGAATATCTTGACCACAAGCATAGCACTTGTGATCTTTTAAATCTGATATTTCTTTTTTTAATTTTTCTTGTGTGCGAGACTCTCGCTCCATGTCAGCCGTTAAACTTTTTGACCACTTATTGGCCTGAGCTGCTTTCTTTACTTTTTCGTAGTATAAGGAAAGATCTCTATGCGCTTGTATTTCAGTTTCAATATCCACATTGGCCAAATCCATTAGGCCACGCTCTAAATTAATAATGTCTTCTTCATGTTTGGTGTGCCAAAGTTTCTGACGTTTTTTTAAATTATTAATTTGTTCTTCTATTCTGCGATTGGCATCTTGTACTGCCTTTATTCGAATTTCTTCTTCAACAATTATTTCCTTAGTATGCTTTATTTGTTCTTTTAGTTGTTCTGCCTTTTCACTAAGGATTGTAACTCCCAATAGTTGCTCAATGATGTTTCTCTGATCATGAGCACGCATACTTAAAAAGGGCTCAGTATAGGTATTCAATGCTAAAACATGTTTGAACATGTCATGACTCATACCTAACAAACGTTCAATATCATGCTGTGTTTCTCGACTGTCGCCCTGGCTATCATCTTCATAGCCTTCTTTTGCTTCACCATTGACATAAAATTTAAGAATATTGGGACGACGTCCGCGTTCTATCTTATAGTTTTGTCCGTTAATTTCAAAATTAATTGTCACTAACATATTTTTAGCATTGGTCTTATTAATTAAATTATCACGCTTGATGTTGGTAAGTGCTTGACCGTAGAGAGCATAACTCAAGGCGTTTATAATTGTGGTTTTGCCCGTACCGTTACGAGCACCAGAATCATCACCTCCTAAATCTAAGTTTTCGCCCAATACTAGAGTTAGGTCTCTACGGTCAAAATCAATAGCTTGGGTCGCATTGCCCACGCTCATAAAATTCTTCACAGTCAAATTTTTAATCTTGAACATTGTTATTACTTTAACTTTTTCTGTTGAATTTGTCTATAACTTTACTGTATCAGTTATGTTTCACACCACAATTTGTTTTACAAAAATCACTGGCATTGTTATTGGATATATCGATATCTAAATCATTGCCAGCATAATCTAAATCCTTGAGGTAACAGCAAGGAGTCAACTTGCCAGAAGCATTTAAATAAATGCTGGGTAAACTTAAATGCATACAGTTTTCGATTGCAACTGACTTTTCATTTAAATCATAACTTTCTTTGGTAATAAACTCTTTAACTCTCTCAATAACGTAGGGGTCACCTGTCATATGGTTTCTAGCAGGAGCAGGAATTCTAATACTGTCACGAGTATAAAATTTCTTAAAGCCCAGTTTCTGACTTAGGCGCATACAATCTTTTACTTGATGAACATTATGTTTAAACAGTAAAAATTGCCATTCTGCTGTACCATTGGCCTCGATAAATGCACCGGCGTTGCTTATAATTTTTTCAAAATTAGTACCTTGGCGATGTATTTCATGTGTGCCAGCCAAACCGTCAATGCCAAAAATTATTGCGTGTGGCACTGGCTGCAATAATATTGCTAGATCCCGCCACCATTTTTTAGTTCTTAAACTGCCATTGGTGTGTATTCTAACTTCTAATTTTTTATCAACACATATTTTAATTAGTTCGTTAATTTTGTCACTAGCAATGGGATCGCCAAAAGTACCACACATTTGTACTGTTTTTAAATTGGGTAAAATTTTTATAGTCTGTGTAAAATGCTCTATGGTAAGGTTAGTTAATTTTAAATTTTTAATTATACCAAAGCCACTGTTATTTCTAGCACATGCAGGACAGGATGCATTGCACAAGGTAGATGGCTCACAATGGAGCCACGTAATTTTATTTAAAGCTAACATTACAGGCCGTTATAAATTTCCAACAATAATTTTTTATCATATATATTTGTATCCAAGCTATCAATCTGTCCCATGACAATTTGATCTACAGATTTAAATTGTGCATTAAAGGTTTCGCCACCCAAGTCTATTTCTTGTTTTGCTGGTATCAAGCTTAATTCTCTAGCACCATATTGCTCAAGCATAGTTTCTTTAATAAAGTTAGCTTCTTCATAGCTGATGGCAATATCCAAATTAACACGGGCATATGTACGATCGTTTAGATATTTCTCAGGATTGTCAATTAATTGAGCTAAATTCATAACTCTATATTCAGGACCTTCATGCCAGTTAACATATTGCGGTTCACCACCCCAATCCAACAGCATTGCGCCACGGTCGTTATCCCATGCATCAGCAAAGTTATGAGGAAATGAGTTACCAATGTAATGAATATTATTTTGTATCTGTCGTTTATGAAAGTGGCCGGTAAACACCAAATCATTATGATTAAAATCTTCTTTGTGTAGTTCACCGTGATCTGGCATTTCTGCCATGGCGTTCATTAAGAATCTTGGCAGTTCAAAGTGACCCATCACATAACGGTCATTGATCTTACGCATGTTCTTATGTTCTTCACCAATTAACCAGGGAACAAAACAGACATCGCCTTCGCTATATTGTTCGTTAATTAATTGGATATTTTTAAATTTGCTAATATATTTGATACTGCTAAGTGTTCGCTTGTCTTTATGATAGAGGTCATGATTTCCAGGAATAAACATAGTTCTTATTCCTGTTTGGTCTAATTTTTCCAAACAGCGCAAACTATAATCCATAGTTTGTATATTGATACTATTTCTATTATGGTGGAAATCACCTAAAAATAATATAATATCACATTCGTTTGTATGTACAAGATCAATAAACCAATCAATATATCGCTCACAATCCTGATTGTGAATTTGACTATTGGATTTCATACCTAGATGCAAATCCGTAAAAAGAGCAGCACGTTTGAATAAATTAGCCATGCTGCTATTATACACGATTTTAAATTGGATACAATATTATTAACTTTTTCCCATTGGACTAGTGGGATCAATATCTACGGCAACAATTTCTTTAGCCTTGATTGCGTTTTCAGTTTGTCTAGTATAACTGGGGTTTAGTCCATTCATTTCCAAAATGTCATCACGCAGGTGTTGATTGCGTTTTTCTACATTTAATACTCTAGTAAAACTGTTGGCCATGGTTGCTGTGTAATAAGCAAATGGATTGTTGGACTTTGATTCATCAAATTGTAG